GGTATATCCAGTACAAGTAACTAAAGAATATACTTATACGGTAAGTAAAACAGGATATACTACACAAACTGCGACAGTTACAATATCTGATGCATTAGCAGTAGAAATAACATTAGTAGAAAGTGCATAAAGATTATAATCGAGGAATAGAATGAATGATAAATTTATATCTCAAAAACATATTTATATGTGTGAATTAGATGGTATTGGGTCAGAACAACGTGGGGTACGACCTGTCCTTGTTGTATCTAACAACATAAACAATCAATTTAGTAATGTTGTTACCATAGTTCCGTTGACAAGTAAAATTAAAAATTCTTTACCAGTTCATTACTATTTATATCAAAGTAAATATACACACTTATTGTGTCCTATATCTACGGTATTATGCGAACAGATTCGCACAATAGACAAAATAAGAATTGGCGACTTTATTGAAAAAATTGATATGGACGATTTTAATTATATAATATCCACCATAAATGAAAATTTTAAAATATACAAATAAGTGTGTACGTTTAATAGTATGAGGGGGTTGATTTAATAGTTATTTTTTAAGGTAGGAAACAAGGCTAGAATGTGCTATTCGTTAATCCTACTGGATGGCGTGACAAAAAAAGGAGATTTAACAGACGAAATGGAAGATGCCTGCATGGAAGAAATCAAAAGAATTGAGGGAAAATTTGATGACATAACGTCAAAACTCAACGACAAACTACAAGAAACCCAACTAAAACTTGAAAGGAACAATACTATCACAGAGCAGAATACGAAAATGATGGAGAAAATGTCAGACACATTATCGGCAGTAAAAGATGCGATGATAGAAATTAGTAATTCTAACAAGGAATTAAAGACTAATGTTGAAGGATTAAACAACAAGTTTGAAAGGTTGGAGGACAAAGTAGAAGAAAATGAAGATAAAGGGAAATTTGATTTTATATTGTGGATTAAGCAAAACTTAGTCACATTAATAATTTCATGTGGATTAGTAGGATATATATTATTTAAGTAATGTAAAGGATATATTATAGATATTTACGTAAAGACGGTCTTTGCGTATTTATCTATAATGATACATAAGACAAAAAGGAGAAAACATAATGAATATTATAAAGAAAACATTAAGTTATAATGAATTAAAGACTATCATAGACAGTTGTTTAGAAACGCAAGAACCTTTGTTACGTAGGATGATAAAAGATATGTATTTAGTAAGGTTCACAACCGATATTGAAGTTCCAGACGATGTAGATACGGCAATGTGGGACAATTATAATGCAGATGGTACTATTCCAGAGATTTATAAAAAGGTAAGCAACGTAGGCTTGATTGATAATATGATTAATGAATCGGAAAGTTTTGAGAGTACGATGATTAGAATAGAAGAATCATTGGCGTCCTTCCTTGAAAATGCCAATGCGTTATTCGATAAGACTGCAAAGGCATTACCAAAAAACAGTAAAGGTTGGGATAAGTTTATGAATAACTTTAAGGAAGTGATGGATTATGGAAATAAAAGACCCGAAAATTCTAATGATACCACTACAGAGGGCAGTAAATCAAACAACTGATGTTTTATTAAATAAACTATTAGAAATCGTAGACGATTCTGTATATTCTAATAGTCCAGAATGGTATACTAGAACTGGTGGATTTAGAGATTCTTGGCAAAAGAAGAACGGGGCGATTACTGGTATAAGTTGTCAATCTGAAATATATCAAAATATTAGTGCTATGGTATGGGGGCAAGAATTGTTCCAACACGGTAATATATATACACCATTAGAGGGTAATGCTTTGGCTGATATACTGAACGATGGTACTGATGCGGCTGGTTTTGGATTTAGTCCAGTTGAGGCGACCCATTTTTGGGATATGTTTATAGAATGGGTCAATACTAATTTAGATGACATATTCGTAACGAATTGCTACGCCAATGGTCTTGTGGTTAATAAAGGAATGGTGGCAATAATATAGAAAGGATAAAAAGGATGATTTATATGGGATTAGATGCAAGTTCCAGTTGTACTGGTATTTGCATCTTTAACGATAGAAATTTAATATATTATAACAAAATAAAACCTAAAGATAATGTAGATTTTAGACATAATACTTGCGAAATTATAGGCAAGGTCGTGGCGATTGCCGAAAGGTATAAACCCGACTATATATTTATGGAGGATATACCCAAATACGCACGAAAGGGCTCTAGGGGCGGTAGTTTAATCAAACCCGTTATTAGCCTTGGTGCGGTTCAGGGTGTATTTTATTATGAATTAGTTTATAAACACGGATATAAAATAAGATTTGTTGATGTATGTGAATGGCGACAAGAATTGGATTTACTCAAAGGCGAAAGAAAGCGTGAGGAACAAAAAGATAAAGCCGTTAAGTATGTTAATAAATTATTTGGTCTAAATCTCTATTATGTAAAAGGTAAGAAATCTGTTAAAGACGATGATGATATAGCGGAGGCTATATGTATTGTTGTTAGTCAAATTAAATAATAAGAGATAAACACTCTTATAGAAAGGAGTGATAGAATGGCTTTAGGCATAAGCGGTGATAAATATACATTAGTCATTGGGGCAACCCTTAATACTAGCAAGATTGTAGGACAACTAAAAGAATTAGAATCCACTAGTAAAATAAATATAGGTGGGGACGGATTAAAAAAAGGAACTACACAAGTTAGAAAATTCACCGATGAGGCTGATAATGCGGTCAAAGTAATACAAAAATTTGACGCACAAGGAAACTTATTAAGTAGTACCATAACTCAAGATTCAGTCAAAATGCAAACATTTGGTGCTAGAGTAAAAGCACTCGGTGCTGGTTTTATGAGTACACTTGGTAAGGTTGCTAAGTTTGGTGCGGCAACCGCCATTATTGGTGGTGTAACAACTGCTGTCTATCAAGCGGCAAGTGCCGTAAAAGAATACGATGACGCCCTAACTCAATTTAAAAAAGTTAGTAATTTAAGTGGTGACGCTTTAAATGAATACGGTGTTAAATTAGGTAAATTAGGTGAAAGCGTTGCCAAATCAAGAATTGAAATGGTAGAAGCGTCAACAGAATTTCGTAAAAGTGGTTATTCTGATAGCGATAGTGCAAAATTGGCTAAGACGGCGAGTTTATATCAGAATATAGCCGATGAGGAAATAAGTGCTGGAGATGCGGCTAGTCTAATTATTTCGCAAATGAAGGCGTTTAATATGACCGCAAACCAATCTGAACATATAATTGATGCAGTAAATGAGGTTTAATTTGTAGACCTCTTAAAACAGGGTGAATTGCGGGGAAATCCTTAGAGTTTTGATAACCAAACTATAATGGCAACATATATAGTGGCACATAGTAACAGATGTGGTAAGGTAAAAGTATCAAAAATTGGATAATCAAACGCAACCAATTTTCTATTGAAATATAGAAAAAGGTTCAACGACTATCGAAAGCAATCAAGTAATATTACTTGATAAATTTAACTACTTATTATATAATAATATAATATATAGAATAAGACGTTATGAACGGACGAAGTGAGTAGAGTACACAATAATGCTAATTGTGGAAGTGTCCTGTGCTTATGTTAAATAAGTGATGATATAGTCTATTTCTATAAGAAATTATAGATGAATTATTTTATACAACTATAGGAGAAAATAAATGACAGAAAAAAAGTTTTGTGTGTATAAACATGTTTTTCCAAATGGAAAATTATATTTTGGAATTACAAGTAAAGCGCCTAACAAACGTTGGCAAAATGGAACAGGATATGATTCTAAACATCAGCCAGTCGTATACAATGCTATCAAGAAGTATGGTTGGGAAAATATAAAACATATTATAATGGTTGATAATATATCTTATTCAGAGGCTTGTGAAAAAGAACAAGCATTGATTAAAAAATATAAAACTAATTGTAAACGATATGGAAATGATTATGGATATAATATGACAGATGGTGGAGAAGGAACACTTGGACATAAAGTATCAAAAGAAACTAAATTAAAAATGTCAAAAGCACGTACAGGTAAAACTGGTAAAAATTGTCCTAATTCACGAAAAGTTATATGTGACAATATAAAATATGATAGTTTGACAGAATTCAAAAATATAAATCATCCAAAAGGTGCGATATATCAATGGTTAAATGGTACTAAAGCAATGCCTAAAGAATGGTATGATAAAAAATTAAGATATGCTGATATGGATTTTAGTATAGTTAAATGTCAAACTAGTTCTTGGCAAAATCAAGTAATGTATGACAATATGACGTTTGATAGTCAATCAAAATTAGCAGACTATTTAAATGTTGAAAAATCAACATTATGTAATTGGTTAAATGGTAAATTAGAAATGCCACAAAAATATAGAAATAAAGGATTAAAGCGTATAAAATAATTCGATTCAAAGTAGCGATTTGAATAAAATAAAAAGTCAAATAATTTTGCTGTATCATCAAGTGATATCGGTAAGGGCTTAACGGCGGCTGGCTCGGCGTTAAGTACATACGGTAACTCATTTGAACAAACTATTGGGTTAGTAACTGCTGGTTGATTTCACAGCCAGATAGACAGATTAAATTGACGGGAAAGATAAGATGGTAACTTGTATCTGTATAGAAATATATGGATGCCTAAAGCCCTATACACTAACTTATGATGGTAACATACATAAGGGTTTGGAGTAATTAACCAAAGTATAGTAAAAGAGATGGGGATATATGGTCAATCCGCAACGAAGATTCCTTTGAAATAAGGAATAACGCTCAACGACTAAATTTCGACAATCAAGTAAAAATAATACTTGACAAATGTAACTATTTATGATAAAATAGAATAAGTGGGGAATCCCAACGAAGTCGATAAAAAGGGAAACCTGTAAGAATCTGCATATGCGAATAGCATATAAAATATAGTCTATGCTTATGTGAAAGCATAAGAAAGGGAATTTAAAATATGAAATATACAAAGGATGAAGTTATAGAAAGAATAAAAGAAAAAGGTTTTGAACCATTAGAATTTGATTGGAATGGTTATAAAAGTATGATTAATTTTAAAGATAAAGACGGATATAAATATTCTATATCTTGGAGTAGGTTTAATCGTGATGATATGGTTGAATTTAAACCAATATATAATATCAATCCATATTATTTTGAAAATATGAAAAATTACTTAATTGTGAACCATATCGGTTGTAAAATATTATCTAATAAACCGCCTAAAAATATTACAAGTAAACTTTTATTTAGGGGAGAATGTGGTCATACTTATGAAAAGTCTTGGTCAAAATTTATTAATAGAAAATCATATGCTTGTCCGAAATGTTCTTATGATAATGTGATTAGGGTAGACCACGTTACAAAAGATTATTTAATTAATTTATACGAAGAACATGATTTAACGATTTTGGACTCTTTAGATAATATAGATAAAATAGGCAATCGAACACCATTGATAGTTCGTGATAAAGATGGCTATTTGGGGCAAATATGTTATGGAAATTTGCAACAAAGGGATATGACTAGATTTGAACCTTTTTCAAAATGGAATCCATATACAATTAATAATATAAAACATTATATTGATGTTAATAAATTAGAAGTAGAATTGGTTAGTACAAAATATGAAGCAAGTGAAAAAGCATTAAAATTTAAATGTTCTTGTGGAAGTATATTTGAGGCTACTATCGCCCAAATGCGAAATAGTAAATACTTTACTTGTTCTAAATGTAGACCTACACAATCTAATCTTGAAAGAGATGTTGAAATGTATTTGAAAGATAATAATATCAATTATACACCACAAAAGAAATTTAAGGGGTGTCAATACAAAGGATTGTTAAGATTCGATTTTTATACGATAGATTATAATATTTGTATAGAAGTACAAGGAGAGCAACATTATTTCCCTATTGATTTTGGGGGTGGTGAAGAAAATGCACTTCTTGATTTTAAAGAGAATGTTATTCGAGATAATATAAAAAAGAAATATTGTGAAGAAAATAATATTACTTTAATTTGCTTGAAATATGATATTATAAGAAACGGAAAATTCAAAACGATTTTAAACGATATATTTTAATTCCAAAAATTTTTACAGACTGAAATCATGCACGGGAAATCCCAGCAGGTATCTCGTGGCTTAAATACTATTGCTGGCAGAGTGGCTAAAAATTCCGATGCACTAAAAAAATATGGTGTAAGCGTAAATGACTCTAACGGAAATTTACGTTCTACCTATGATATACTAGGAGATTTGAAACCTAAATGGGATAAAATGTCCAATGCTGAAAAGGTTTCTTTGGGTAATACCTTGGCGGGAGTAAACCAATATAAGGTATTTGCCGCTGTAATGGGAAATTATGGTAAAGCCCAAGAAGCAACAACGACTGCCCTTAATTCAAGTGGTTCAGCCGCTAAGGAAAATAAGAAACAAATAGAATCCTTACAAGGAAAAATAAACGAACTTAAAGCCGCCTTTGCGGAACTAGTTCTTGGAGATGGCGGAGTAATTGACCTTGTAAAAGGAATTATTGATGCTGGAACTGCCATATTAAAGTTCGCTAATAGTGATGTTGGTGGGGCTATAATAAAGACTGGATTGCTCGCAGTATCATTTGCATTAATTAGTACGAAAGTATTGGGTGCTGTTAGTGCTTTATCAACACTAAATAAAGCATTAAAAACACTTGGCATAATTGGTACTATAAAGAACTGGAATAATTTGGCTGGTGCTATCGCAGAAGTTGGTGTTGTTAGTACAACCGTAGAAGGTGCGGTTGGTGGCACTGCGGCGGCGGCAACTGGTGCTTCGGCGGCGTTTGCTGGATTACTTACGACATTAGCACCATTTTTAATTGGTGGTGCGGCTATACTTGGATTTTATGAACTTTATAAATACGTACTAAGTACAAATGCTCAATTAAAAAGGGCACAAAATGAATTAGATAATACAAATTCTAAAATCCAAAAAAATGCAAGTGCCATAGAGAAGGCTAAAAGCAAGGAAAAAACTTTAACAAGTGAAATCCAAGAATTAGAAAATAAAAAGAATAAAAGTAAAGCTGATGAAACCAAATTAAGTGATTTAAAAAAACAAAAGAGCATTTTAGATGCCCAATTAGTTGATTTAAAAAAACAAACATCTGAATTAGAAAAGCAACAAAAAATAAGAGAGAAACAAGTTGTTCGGAAAAATATAGATAATGCCGTAGAGGATTATAGTACAACATCTGGAGGTGTAAAATTTTCGGGTGCTTCGGCTATAAGCATTAGTACAAGTAAAATTGAGGATAATACAAAAGTCATAGAAAAGGGCATACAGGCTCAAAAAGATTATAAGAAAGCTAAAGATAAATTAGATGCATCTTATTCAAATCATAAAAGTGATGATTATAAAAATGCACTAAAGAAACTTAACTCTACTTATGGTGACACTATAGCTAAAGAGGGGTCTGCATCTAAAACTAATCAAAAATATCTTAATAGTTTAAGTCCAGTAATATCCGCTTATAATAAGGCATTTAAAAATAAAACTAAACTGACTGATGCTGATAAAGAAAATGTAAGCATGATAGCAAAATCTATCAAGGCAAATTATAGAGTAACTGGTAGTATTACGCCAGCCCAAAAAGCCTTTTATAATTATGCTAAAAAGGTCGGTTTAGTTAATGGTAAAATAGATGATTTTAACAATAAGAAAGTTAAAGACCATAAACCTAATGTTGATAAAAATAAGGATGCATGGAGTAAATTAGGCGATAAGATTGGAGATGCTGTTTCCAAACTCTTTAATTGGAACAATACAAAAGTCAAAAATAAAGTTGGTAATTTAACCATTCATACACAAGTTACTAAGACTGGATTAAAAATTAATAGCAATACTCAGGACTGGACTAATGGTTTAACGGTTACTGGTAAAAGTGCCGAAGGTGGCGAATCATCTGGTGGTATAACCCTTGTAAACGAAGAGGGAGCAGAACTAATTGATACTGGTGATAGTGCTTATGTCGCTGGTGGCGGACAACCGACCTTAGTTAATCTTAAAAAGGGTGATTATGTTTATACTGCCAATGAGAGTGCGGGTATGGGCGTTACATCTAATGGTTCATATAGAACTCGTAAGAAAGGTACAAGTAAATCTAAAGCGAAATCCAAAGCATCTAAAACCCTTGATAATCTAAGTTATCAACTTGATATGGATTTGATATCCGAAAAGAGTTATTACTCTAAATTAGCAAAACTTAACAAGAAATATCATAAGCGAAAATTGATAGATAGCGATACTTATAAAGATAACCTTAAAAGTATTCATGATTATCAGAATGAACTTGTAAAGGATAACCTTGATAAAAAGTTGGATGCACTCGCCACAGAGTCGGGTTATACGACTAAGAATCAGAAGAACTACCTTGCTTATCTTAAGAAGTTAAAGAAACAGCATAAGATTTCAACGGAGGAATATAAGGAATATTATCAACAATATAATAAGACTGTAGCAGACCATTATGCGGATGCGTATAAAGATGGCACTATGACTTATGACCAGTTAATGACAAAATTAAAGGCGTTTGTTAAGGCTGGGAAGATAACTTGGGCGGATTATTATTCTTATGTAGATGATGCCAATGAAGAAGCAAAAGAAAAATATGAGGACGCACTTAACGACCAACAAAATAAGTTAGATGTTCAACAAACCGTAATGGAATGGTACGCTGACCAACAAAAGAAGGTTATCGAAAATCAAATCACGGCTTTAGAGAATGAAAAGCAACTTATTGAGGATGAAAAAAGTGCAACGGATGAAGCGGAACAATTAGCCGAATTACAACAAAATCTTATTGATGCACAGAATACAAAGATAAGGGTGTTTCAAGATGGCGAATGGAAATATGTTCAAAATGCCAATTCTGTTAAAGAGGCACAGGACGCATTAAACGACTTTAGTGAAGAACAAGCATATAATAAGAGAATAGAAGCAATTGATAATCAAATTGATGCACTTCAAGATGAATCAGACGCATGGGACACTTATGTAAGTAACTATGAGGATTTGCAAACAAAACTATTAAATGAACAGACATTAGGAATGACTTATGAACAATATATTCAAAATAGTCGCATCACCAATCTTGAAACATTTAACGCGGCGTTTGAGAAGTTGGTAAACGAACAAATTGCTATTGCGCAAAAATTGAAAGATGCTGAAAATGGTACATCGACTACTAAACAGTATATAGTATTAGATGGAGCGCATAAGGGCGAAATTGTATCTTTTTTAAGTAGCGCAAAAATTCATAATGGGCAGAGAATACCGACCCTCGGACACGTTATGTTGCTTAGCGATTATGAAGCAAAAAATTCGACTTCTAAAGGATTTGCTGTCGGTTCAAACGCAATACCAGTTGGTGGTACTTATAGATTCAATGAAAATGGTGATGAATTATCAATTCCGCCTAATCTGAACTATGCACCAGCGGGAACTGGTATAATACCTCATACAATGACTGAAAATCTTAAAGAAATAGGTATGCACTCTTGGGGCGAAATCGAACGTGGTGTATCGAATAGCGATAATCATAGTGTCAATATTAATTCAATGACCGTTAAGACGGATGACCCACGAGATTTCCTAAGACAAATGAAGAATCTAGTTAATATTAACAATTAATAAACAAATTAAAAATATAACAAGGGCGGAACTTTCTACCCTTGTTATAATACATAAAAAGAAAGGAGAATGTCATATGATATATGAACCATCGTATATGCAACCCTATATAAATGATATAGACGCTGGGCTAGATAATGTATTTAGTTGTATATTAAACGCCAATGGCGGAACTACAATAAATGGATATGCGATAACCATAAACGAATCGAGTGGCGGTTTGGTCTACACAGATACTAAAACATTAACGACTCCGTTATATAGTGACCAGCAATTAGATATTACCGTTCCTAGTACAAGCGGAATGGTCAACGGCATGAATTACGTATGGAATGTTAAATTAATTCAATCTAATGCCGATATATGGGTAACATATGGTACAATTAAAAGTGAATCGACAACAACAACATTGCATATAGCCAGTTCAGAACTAATAAAGGCGGGAATGTATATAACGATTGGAAATGAATCGAAGCAAATACTCACATATGATTCCGCTACTGGGGTGGCAACAACTAGTGCCTTTACAAGCGTGCCTACTGTTGGAACTACTTATACGATTTATAGTAATTATTTAGTAAGTGCTGATGCCTTCTTTAGTGCGAGGACGACTCCAGCATTAGCAATAACATCCCCGCCTGCCACAATCACAAGCCAATCATATACATTTAATGCGACATATGTTCAAGCACAAGATATAACTTATAAATATTTTATATGGACTTTGTACGATTCGGACGGAACAGAAATAAGGAATAGCGGTAACATTAATACGGGGTTAATATCCTATAGATTTGATGGGTTTTTAAGCGATACCACATATGGTGTTAGTGTGTTGGTGGAAAATCAAGACGGAACTGTTACAAGTACAGAAATATCTTATTTTACAGTATCTTATGCTTCGCCAGACCTTGTTAGTATTCCAGTAATAACTAATAGTTGCGATAATACGGCGTTAGATGTCATATGGACACAGCCAGCGATAAATACACATACTCAAACGGGGACATATACTTTAGAACATGGAAATGAACCATATTATAACGCTTCGTTTGTATTGCTTACAGACAGTGCAAGTAGTATTACTTATAATATATTGCCGAATGTTGTGCCATATGAGAATACTGTATTTTTACATTGGTCAACTAATGATAATAGTTTTAGTGGGAAAATATTTGAAATGGTGGGAGCAAAAACTACTTTGGTAGCAATGCAGAACGCCGCCCCTTTAACTGGAAATGTTGGCGATTTATATTATAATATAATTAGTAATAGGATATACCATTGTGTTGCGACTAATAGTTGGGGTGCGACTGGATATAAGCCTAGTGAAGATGTATTGTATTATTGTAATACCGACTCACTTACTTATAGATGGAATGGCACACAATTAATAGCCACCACAGTATCTTTGGCAAGTGCCACACTATCTTATAATCAGGGTGTTTTCACATATACAACGGTCAATAGTAATGCTACGGATAATGTTGATATTACGAACACATATACCATAACGATGAGGCAATTTATTCATAAATGGTTGCTTACTACTGGCGGAACACCAGCAAATACGGTATATATGGAGTGGCAAGATAATTCATTGTGGCAAGATACATTATTTTGGACTGACGGAAATGCAACAGATGACGTGGCAAATTATTGGTATGTTATTGCTCTATATTATAATGGATTTAGAATACAGAGGCACACAATTGTACCTAGTTAAAGAAAGGAGGAGATAGGATGCTATCATACGATAATGTAACGGTATATGGTAATGCTAAAATAGATTATATGTGGATTACAAATGTTACAGAAACAAGTGATTTTATAACAGGGGTATTGAATAATTATACGTATCAACCAGTTTGGGATGGTACTACAGTTTTATTAGCACCTTATACTGAAAATATAAATGCTGGTAGTGTAATATCACTAGATGAAACAATATTATCTTGGGTGGTTTACAGAAGAAGTATTAAGGATAGTGTATTGACTTATATAGCAACAATCCCAGCCTTTCAAACAGAGGTTGTAGATTATAACGTACAAATAGGACAATCGTATCAATATGTAATATTTGCGATTACCGAAAATCTTATATCCGCACCTTTGGTTTCGGAAGGTTATCTTGAAGCGGCGTGGGACGGTTGGTCTATAGTAGACTTATCTAAATCTACAGACTTTGCTGGCAACGATATATATTATATCAATTCGGATAATGTGTGGAGATTTACAACATCACTTGCTAGTAATCCACTTACACAGAACTTAGATAAATATGAAATAGATAATTTTACACAATTCCCTAAAGTATCAAGTGGTAAAAAGAATTATTATACTGGCGGAATCACTACTTATTTAAGTAATATGTCTAATGGTGTATATTCCGACAACATAACGATGCAAACACAGTTCAAAAAATTTGTTAATAATGGTAATGTAAAATTATTAAAAGACAGAAAAGGTAATGCGATGTTTGTAGATACTACTACAAATGAATTTCAATACAAGGATGAAAGTGCGGAACAGATAACTACCGTAACATTTACATTTACACAGGTTGATGATGGCGAATCGTTCCCAGCAATAGGGGGAATGTAATATGAGTATATACTCATTCAACAAATACCCTCCAAGCGAATACCAAAGCATAATTAAGGGAACTATGATACATCCTTGTTTTAGATTGACTTGGTTATATCAAGACGAACAGGAGAAAGAAGATATAACCGATTATATGATATTAAATAGTGGCTCATTATCCATATCATACAATCAAGGACAAAGGCGAAGTTTTAATTTTACGTTAAACAATGAAGATGGTAAATTCACACCAGTCGGCAATAATAACGGAATTTGGTTGAATACTAAGTTTAAGTTAGAATTAGGGGTACAAAATGGAGACGACTATATTTATAACAACGCTGGTATTTTTGTGCTGTCTAATCCTAACGCAATAAGACAAAGCGCACAGAAAACCATTGATATACAATGTACCGATAAATTCGCCTTAATAGACGGAACTTTGGGTGGTACACTAGAAACCACCTATGAAATACCAAGCGGGGCTAATATACGAAGTGCAATATCTTCTATATTATTATTAGATAATGGTAATGGTTATCCCATAGATAGTAAGCCGATTGTATTTGATACCACATATACAAACGCCGTTACACAATACACATTGACCAAATCGGCAAACGAATCATTAGGTAGTTTAATAATTGAACTTGCTAACATGATTTCTTGTGATGTTTGGTACGGGACTGGCGGAAATTTAGTATTGCGTAGTGGTACTAGAAATATATCCTATACTACCAAGCCGACATTGTGGCATTTTAAAGATACGGAGTTTGAATATTTAGGAAATAGTACAACATATGATTTTACTGATGTCAAAAACAGTATTACGGTTGTGGGTGCGAACTCAAATGGCAATGCCGTGTATGTTGGATTAGCCGAAAACACCAACCCATTATCCCCGACACGAGTAAATTTGATAGGTAGAAGAATGAAATATATAGACGATTCTAATATATATACACAAGATTTTGCCCAACAAAGGGCGGATTATGAATTAAATAAGGCAAGTGTATTGCAGAATACAATTCAAATAGAATCTACATATATGATACATTTGGACGTTAATAATTGCATAGCGTTAGACGATACATTCTTTGACTATACGGAGACAAGATTTGTAATTACGACTTTATCAATACCAATATCGGTAGAAGGAAAAATTACCATTGATTGTAGTAATATATCATCATTGCCTTATTATGATGAGACATAGGTAGGTGACTTATATGGGTGATATAAATAGCACACAAGAATTAATTAAAATAATTAGAGACATAACGAATCAAGAAATAAAAAAAGCCCTAACAAATATTGAAACCGTCAGTTACGGCACTATAACCACCGTAAATACCAATGGTACATTTGAAGTACAAATTGCTGGCGGTAAAATAATTGATAATATGGCGAACAAAAGCGGTGAAACATTAGCAGTGGGAAATATTGTTATATTAAAATCGAGGGCTGGAAATTTAGGAAATGGTTATATAGCGGTTAAGACAGGAATAACATCCAATGCTTAATGCTATAATAATAAACGACGATTATATAGAAAGGAGATTGGTGAAATGTCTTATACATGGACGAACATAGCGAATGGTGATGGGGCACAAGGCATAAGGA